AACTAACCAATCAAAATTAGAATTACCATAGTAATCAAAGGCAACATTGTCAGGACGATCATCTCCTCTAATTTGATACTTTGTGAATACAGAAAGGTCCTGGAAGATGTCTTCTCTAAGTTGACCTCTTTTAAATAAGTTTTTTACAGGGATGTAGTCGGATATATTAGCATCTGGAAGTCTGCTAACATATTCAAGATTTGGAACTTTGCTGAAGTAATTTGACATTTTAGAATCCTATCTCCGTATCTGGGAATTCATTATAATCTTCGTAGAATACTGGCTCAAGTTCTTTCAATGTCAAAGAAATTGTATATGAAGTCATGTATCCATCTCTGAGTGTTGAGTACTGTCCATCAGGAGTATAGTCAACATCAAATGCTGTCATCGCACATTCTTTTGGTCTTCCTATGAATGGATGTTCTGTTGCTCCAGCAACTCCTCTGTGAAGGTAGTGTATTTGAAAAGTGTTTGGTGATAGTAAGAATAAGTTTGCAGATGCTCCACCACTTCCACCACCTTTTTGTGGTGCCATGTTCTGTTTAAAGAATCTAATAATCTTAATAATCTCATCTGCTTCGGGTTTGCTTCTTGCAGATAACTTAAATGTAAAACTAAATGGTCTTAGTGTTGGTTTTTGGAAAAGAAGTTCGAGGTTAGGATTGACAACTTTACCTTGTGTTCTTGCTAAGATACCTTTAACTCCTGTTGCAGTAGATACAACAGCAGCTCCAATTCCATCTTGAAAGTCTTTTGTATCTTTTTTAACTTGTTCTGCTGCTTTACCTACGTTGTCAGCTTTGCCTTTCATAACAAGGTCTAATGTTGTTTTTGCCATCATTGCTTCCAATGGATTCATTGTGTCTTCACCCCAACCAGCAGAATTTTGATCTTTGATACCTGATTGAATTGGAAGAGTTACTGTTCCTTTACTTCTACCACTACCACTACCAGGGGTAACCCTATCTCTACCACTAAAACTAAATCCTTGGATATCTTTTACTGCATATGAAAGGGCAGTAAATTGTATTACATCTTGACCATCTGCTATGTTTGCAGGATACTGCATGTTTGCAAAGACCTTGGTATTATTACCTTGCGAAGTTGTTGTAGATGTAGTTGTAGGTGTAGATGTAGTCTGCGAGTCTCCTGTTGCTGGTTGTGAAGCATCATTACCAGACCCACCAGATGCTTTATCAATTACTGAATCAGTAACTGGATCGATTGTATTTGCTTTTGCTTTGGTGGCAGCGTCTTTAGTTTGTTGATTTATTGAATTACTTAATTGAGAATTTTTATTTTGTAATGCTCTTCTTTCATTTGTGCTAGCATTAGATGTAAGTGTTGTTGTAGTTGTAGGAGGATTGCCACTAGTGGTTGCTTCAGAAATTTTTACGTCATTATTTCCTTTAGCATCAGTTCTATATGTCTCTCTCAGAACACCACCATTAGCGAGCGTAGTAACCTGCGTCCTATAAAAAGATTTTTTCTTATTACGGACACTCGTTCCCGTTTCTACGGTTGCTACGTCGCTATATGCAGATGCCATTGATATGGTTCTTTTTTACTTATTTAGCACTATCTTTTCATAATCTAGTGATAGCAAGTCATCAAGTTCATCTCTTTGAACGATGTAGACTTGAGTTCCTAGTTCTTGAAAAGTGTATTGTCTATAATCTCTGAGGTGAAAGTTAATTCCACGAAACCCCCATGGAAATAATTCAGTCACCGCAACCAGTGGGTGTTGATCGTATCTGATATTGGGTGTCTTTGCATAATATTTGAAGGTACAGATGTTGCCTTCATCTGGTATGGGTGCTACAGTATCATTCAGTGCATACATTATCAATTCCATTCTCTCTTCGAGATCTCTTTCGGATTTAATGTCTTCGATATTAGATTCGATACGATTCATTTGATTCCGAGTTCGTCCTCTGTGATTACTTTGAACTGAATTCGTCTGTCTTCACAGAACTCAACTGCTGCTTTCCACTTTGCTTGATTGACTGCATAAGTTTTGCACTCATACAGATATGATTTAGTAACTCTTGATTTCTTTTTTGGTGGTTGGGTTTGTCTTTTTGGTTTCACCTCAACAACATAAGTCTTGATATGACCTGTGTTTTCTTTTACCTTGATAATAAAGTCTGGAAAATATTTGTGGACTCTTCTATCAACTGGTGAGATATATGGAATCCAAAACTCCTCACTTCCCCACTCAAGAATGTTCTCATTTAGATCACAGTAACGACAAAACTTTCTTTCCCAACTGCTACGACAGATAATATTCTCTGCGTTTCCTTTATATTTCTTCGGGAAGGAAGGTTTGTATTTACTTTTTATACTTTCTCCCATACATAGTATATAAGGTAAAAACTATTTATAAATGCCTAACAGAAAATCACTAAGTGATATAAGAGCAACAATACTGAGACCTGCGATGACTTCGCAGTTCTACATGCAAATTGACTTTCCTGAAGAAGTCAAAACTTACATTAAAGCAAGGACTAAAGTTATTGCAGATCCTCAGGGTGGAGTTCTCAGTGGTGGATTAAATCTTGCATGTTCTGAAGCATCTCTCCCAGGTTCTTCTTTAGCAACTTTAGAACTTACCAGTGATCATACTGGTGTGACTGAGAGGCATGTGCATAGAAGAATGTTTGATGATAGAATTGATTTAACATTCTATGTTGATGCTCAAAATTATCTTCCAATTAGAGCATTTGAATACTGGAAAGAATATATTACTGGAGGAAGTGAACGTAGTGTAAATAATCCAACGGATGCACCTCTAGGTTCTGCATCTCATTATTATAGAATGAATTATCCTGATGATTATATTTTGCAACAGGGTCTCAAAGTTATAAAGTTTGAGAGAGATTTTGATGGATCATTTAAAGGAAATAATGGTGTTGTGAACCCAACTGGTAATGGAATTACATATAATTTTGTAAATGCATTTCCAATAGCAGTTGCATCTATGCCAGTATCTTATGATGCATCTTCACTTTTAAAATGCACAGTATCGATGTCATACATCAGATACTATATAACTGATGGTATAGGAGATGTTTCAAATAATACTGAAACAACTGCTGATGATCCCAACAATACCAACAACAAAACAACTCCAACATCTCTTCAAGATTTACTGAATACTGGAAATTCCATTTTTGTTTAATTCTGAAAACCATAATAAATAATCACACTGAAAAAATCTATTAGGTCATTATGCCATTACCAAAAATTGTTGCACCAACTTATGAGCTTGAGTTGCCATCGACAGGACAAGAAATCAAATACAGACCTTTTCTTGTAAAAGAAGAGAAGGTTCTTGTTATTGCATTGGAGAGTGAAGATACAAAACAAATCACCAATGCAATTAAGTCGGTCATTAAGAACTGCATCCTTACAAAAGGAATTAAAGTAGAAACACTTCCCACGTTTGATATTGAGTATCTGTTCCTCAACATTCGTGGTAAGTCTGTTGGAGAGACTGTTGAAGTTAATATCATCTGTCCAGATGATGAAGAGACTCAAGTCCCTGTGACGATTGATCTTGATGAGATCAAAGTGAAGAAGAGTGATGATCACACCAACCAAGTTCAGGTTGATGATAGTATTACTATGGTGATGAAGTATCCTTCTCTGGATCAGTTTATCAAGAGCAACTTTGATTTCAAAGATCAAAACGCCATGGATCAATCATTTGAACTGATTGCATCTTGTATTGAATCTATTTGTACTGAAGAAGAAGTATGGGCAGCAGCAGATTGTACTAAGAAAGAAGTGACTGAATTCCTTGAGTCTATGAACTCATCACAGTTCAAGGGTATTGAGGCATTCTTTGAGACAATGCCAAAACTTTCTCATACTATTTCTGTTACTAATCCTAATACTAAAGTCAAGAGTGAAGTTGTACTTGAGGGATTATCAAGTTTTTTCGCGTAGCCCTCATCCATATGAGTCTAGAGGGTTACTACCGTCTTAATTTTTCGTTGATGCAGTACCATAAATATTCACTAACAGAGATTGAAAATATGCTTCCGTGGGAACGGGACATCTATGTGGCACTACTACAACAACATCTTGAAGAAGAGAAGTTAAAGCATCAACAAGCGCATGGCATCTAGGACTACTACCGATCCAATAGAAATACTCTTAGAGATGGGTGTAGACCTAGATAATCTCTCCGAAGAGGAGGATTATCTTAGTGCTTTGATGGAGGCAATTGCCACCATAGAATTTAAAACAAAAGGTAAGGGTGATGCAAGAAGTGCTGCCCTCAGACAAGAAGTTATAAAGATCAGAAAGGGAAAGAGAAAACCACAAGCAAAGAAGACAAAG